TAAACTCTTTAGTTTCTGAATCATAAGTATGTTTATAAATCATTTTGGTTTCAGTCCTAAGTGAACTGGAACTTGAAACCAATGCACCGGCTTCAACAATAAAGCTAATTTCACCGGTTGTTGGTAGGTCACCTCGTTGCATCTGATATAGGCGAGCTAAATTAAGATCAAGCTGGTCATATCGAATGTAGATCGGTGAATCATCAACGGGCACATCAATAAAGTCCTTATCATTCAGGTAATACCGCACATCGTAATTCACTGCCGTAATTGTATTTGAGAACTTATCAACCGGATCTTTCTTAGCAACCAGATAAGGTAATGAGTCCTTTGTATCGTCATTAACAACCGTATAAATGGTATTAACAAAATCATCAGGACTCAGCTTTAATGCACCGTTTGGCAACCGTCCTAAAACCATCTTATTCTTAGCAGATCCAGCTGTAATAGGAATTAGATCAACGCTGCCATCTCCCATTTGCAGATAAATCACATAACTCTTGCCAGCTATGAAATCAACATCATGACTCAATGTAAGAATTAAGCCCTCTTGCTGAATTACATCACCGCTTTGATGGATACCATTTCGATAATCTGCTACAGCAATACGATCACGTAAAACCAAAAGTTCGGATTCTGGTGTTGCATCAAAGGTGATGGATTTACGCTGAAACCGAAGCTTGTTCCAAAGCCGGTACGCATTAAAGTGAGCTTGCCACTTGTTACGCACACCTACAGATTTCACCTCTTTAGGATTCTTAGTTCCTTTATCAGGTAGATAGATATTTATGCGGGTGTCGTCGGCAGGATCCGTATATTCATATATCAATCCATCATAGTCATCCATCATACCGAGTGTAAGATCATGCTTATAACTATCCGGAATGATGTTCCTGAAGTTAAATAGCAATACAGAATTATCAGTCGGTCGTTCAAAGTAGATCTTTAGCTTATTGTTCTGACGATAAGCAGTACAAAACACAGCATCACAAAGGTTGGTGACCAGCTCCTCAAAAGAAAGATTAGTATCATCAATGGTGGCACAGAACTCAGCCGCTAAAGGTGTACCGAAGTAATCGACAATATCGTTATAAGTACGATAGATGTTTTCAATATCAATCTCGTCGATCGTACGACGGCCAATCTTGTCATCGAGCGCCATTGAAACCAGTGCATCTGCAAAACTAGATGTTGGAAATAACTCTGTTGTCATTGCTCCATTTTTATATGTGGGCAACATGCGCTGAAGATCAAAATTGATCTTGCGTGACTTAACAGATAAAGCTCCAGTCGTTGCATATGTACGTGCACGAAAAACCGTTTCATGTTCATACATCGTGCTTTGCAATGGAAATGCACCGTATAGTGCTTGCCACTTCACTTCATCAACTACGGTTGTCACTGCTGGGGTTGGTGTTAATCGTCGAGCACGGACGCTACAACGACCCTGAAATGTGACCATATCTAGCGTTGCGCCAACTGTTTGCCGCGACTTAGCTGAACCCTTGAGAATGATCTGCTTTAGCATTGGATTACCAATAGCTGCCCCAGACTCATTAACTGGAGTTACTTCAACTTCAATCGTGACATTGACTGCCGCCTGATTGCCTCCTGAAGAAACTGTATAAAGTCCATTGTTGGCCACAAAGTTGAAAATGACGCGACTGCGTTCAATATTGTCCAGGATAAATGGACCAATCCATTTCTCACCAATGGATGAGAGCTTTGGAGATAAAGCACCAGTTTGCTGATTAGTGAGTTCTTTTAGCTTTAGCCAATTCGGATTTACTGCTGCTGGGTTAGATAAGGCCATTCGGTCATCAGCAACAGATAAGACGCTATATGTGCCGTTTAAATCGTATGTTTGTCCGTTAAAAGTAAAAGAAGCATTAGTGATTTCAACTCGGTCATTGCTGACAAACTTAGTCGTCAAATCGGTATTGTTTGCAGCTGCTCGAAGTATCTCATTTGGGTAAGCAAATTGAAGATAATTGGTTCCTTCCAGACTTTGAGTATCAGCTGGCCGCAATATCTGGCCATTAACCGAGTTCTGGTGCTGAACAGTTAAAGGCGGTGTTGTAATTTCGCTACCAAGCGAAAAATAAGGTTGGCCAGAAACAATATCAACACCAGGACGAAAGACTTCGACCGATGCCCCTGCAATATCGACAATATTGGTTTCACCATCGTAAGCGCCTTTGATGTGATAGTGGCCACGACCAATACAGCCAACGACATGCTCTACCTCAACGTTGTTTTCATAAACTTTGTAAGGCACAGCAATTAGATCAGCTGTATCCCAAGCAGCACCATAAATATCAGCAATACGGCCATTCACTCGCATTTTGTTTTCGCGATTTGAAAGTTCGTTATTTGCAGATGAGGATTGGTTGTTATTTTGAGTGGTTTGGGCAATTGACGGCGCGGGCATTAAAAATGCAATCGCTACACTTAAAACAATAGAAACGATAGCAGCAATAAGTGCAGGCATCCCTTTCGGGTTTTCAATCACAATGAAAGTGCCCGGCAAGAAATCAAGCTGCTTTAAATCGTGAGCATTCTTCGGTGTAACTTCATTAGCAAAAGAGATCTCCGCATGATCCATATTGCTTGATGTATGAAAAATACGGACATGTTCAGGCAGATATTCATATTTTGAAGTAAGCCATTGCCCGATAGTTTCGGCTTGTTCAATTGTCTTCTCTTCAGATAATGGATCTTGTTTATAAATAATCTTAATCATAGTAACTAACCCGACTAAACCCCATTGCTTTAATGACGTCTTCAGCTAAATAAGTGACTCCGCTTTCCATGAGATGCAGAATCTTTTGCCCACGAAAAAGCCCCACATGCGGGGGCTTATTTCTTTGTCTTGGATGGAATGCGACTATGCATCCCTCCTTGGGCATGGGCAGCGGATTTAGGAGTTTTAATCTTGATGGTAGGAAAGTAATTTTGCCTTTAGGTTGCATAAATAAATCCAAAGCTTCACGTCGATCTATTCCATATAAATCTAAAGCAGCTTCATGGGCAAAATGAACACAGTTGTACTGCTCTTCATCGTATTGCTTATCAAGCAAATGATCATGACTTTTCATACAGCCCCCTTCAGCCCACTAAACCGATCAAGTGAGAAAATGTCACCAGTTTTGGAAGTATTTAAACGAGGTGATTCAGCTTTAAATGTCACAGCTTTATTGTTCAATGAAACACCTGCAAGCTGAAGGCCAAGCAAATAATGGATAGGTGTATTCAAATTATCTGAACTATAGAGCCGATAATTGACAGTTGGTTTCACATCTGCAAATTGACCTTCAAGCACACGCTCAAACTCATCCGGCAAAATATCGCCAAGACCTGAAACGGATACAGTTAAAGTCTGGTCCAGATCACCCAGCATTCCAGATCTTTGAATTGACATAGGCAGATATTCATAAAAGACCTGCCCCCCACCTTCTTTGTGCTGGACATAAACACCACGGTCATCATTACGAACAACGCGATAAGTGTTTAGAAATGATGGATGTGATAACTCAATACACTCCAGTTGATAAATATCAACTTTACGATTGAGAAAGAACTTGGCGTATTCGTTATCCATTAGACCTCCCAATCTTTAATCAATGCTGCATCAGCCGTAAGGTTAGGTTGGTTTTGAATAACTTCAATCTGAGCATTTACCCGGTAAAGATTTCCATTCACCTCGTTGGTCTTGAATGAGTTAGGAATAAAGTTGCATTGGTATTGCTGGCGCGCTCCCTGGTCAATCACTAGATCGGCATAAAATGAAGCTGGCTTATTCTGGTAGAGTCGCCAAAAAGCCATCATTTTATTGAAATCGGTTTTACTTAAATTCCAGTTCACATCAACAATATGGCTATTACGTTTTACATCGATGTAATAGCGTCCACGCCCTCCATCCATTTGCTGGCGTTTAACATCATCACCCGGTGTTACGCCATAGCCATTTGTTTGAGGATTTAGCTTTAACTTGTACATAACTTTCCTTCAGACAATAAAAAACCGACCATTTAACGGTCGGTTTTTACAGATGTTTTAATATTAAATTAGTTCAAATAATTCAGAAATTCTTTTAGCTTCTTCAATACTAAAATTTGCGAGTTCGCGCGTTATCGCTATTTCCATTTTATAGTCCGCCCTAGTTCTTAATTTTTTTAAAGCATTGATCTTTGCATAAACCAACTCAGCATTTAACTTAGTCTGCTCATTAACATCTGGCTCATAACTGCGAAGACTACTATACAATCTTGCATGAACCCCGCCTTTATCTGAAGTTGGCTTCCACCCTAATCTATTCTCAAGATGGTATTTTGCTTCATGGAATGTGAAGTAATAAGCTCTACCTATAACATTTCGTAATTGTAAATCTAGGTATGAGGTTTCAGCAGATGCTATCTCATTACAATATTCTAAAAGCTTATTATCCATTCAAAATCTCACTATAAGGAACGAACGTATATGAGATCTTGTTAAATGCAGTCAAAAGACCTTCTTTAAAACATAATTCAATAATTTCCTCATTAATTTTCATGATCTCTTTTATTGGTTGATTTATATATATAAGAAATAAAAATTCTTCATCAATAAAGCTATATTCATGGTTTAACACTCTAGCATTATTCTTAAAAACAGTACTCTTGA